CTAGAAGTCGATGATACTCCAGGTGCGGAAAGAATTCAAACTACTCATCGTTCGGGAACTTTTGAAGAAATATATCCAGATGGAACAAAAGTTACAAAAGTAGTAAAAGACAAGTACGAAATAGTAATGTCAGATAATAATGTATTGATCATGGGAGATTGCAATATTACGATCAATGGTCAAGGTAAAATATTTGTCAAGGGTAGTGCAGATGTAAAAGTTGATGGCGATATGACAACACAAGTTGCAGGAACGTATAGTGTTACATCATCGAGCTACATGAGTTTTAGAGCACCAAGAATAGATCTAAACTAAGATGGAATGAAAAATGCCTGCAATTTCTAGATTGGGTGATATATGTACGGGTCATGGGTGTTGGCCCCAAAGGCCGAATGATACGGCAAGTGGTGACGTTTATGTTGAGGGTCTAGGTGTTCATAGACAGGGTGATCATTGGGTTTCACATTGTTGTCCAAATCAAGGATGTCACGATGGAATTTTGGCATCAGGATCGGGAACCGTATACATTAATGGATTTCAATGTAGTAGAGTTGGCGATCCTATAGATTGCGGTTCTACAATTTTAACTGGTGCCGGAACTTGCTTTGCAGGATAATATGATAGGAGAAAAAATAATATGACAATAGGTTTTCCAATTCCAAGCATTGTGCCTATTCCAGAGGTAGCAACAGCGATTGGTAATTTGCCAATAAACCCAACTGTTAGAAATATTTTTGAAGAAATAGCTACTAGCGGTCAAGCATCACTTTTTAGAAATCCGGTCATACAAAATATCAATCAAGTATCTAGCGGGATAAACGGCATAGTTAGTGCAATATCAAATTCTACATGTTTAAATTATACATCCGAAGCTAAAACAAATCTGACAACCGCATTAACTGGAACTGGCGGATTGTCCGAGCAAGTTACCGCCTTTACAACACATGTCAATACATTATCAGGAGTAATAGCAGGTAGTGCTGGAAATGCAACACCAGGACTTGAAAGAATATTGTCTGTCGGACGATCAATAAAAGATTTAGTTAATACTGTCGATCAAGCTTCGGGTTGTTTGGGCGTTCTAGGTAATATGACAGGACTATTTTCCGGAGAGCAACTTAATGGTTATGCTAGTCAGTTAGCATCGTTTATTGAGCAAATCAATGGTTGCTTGGCCGACTTGACTGAAATATTGGATCAAGTCAATTCTATCAAAGCGGCACTTGCCGCAATAATAGCTGCCGATCAAAACTTTTTTAATCAGGCACTAGAAACATTAAGACAAGCTGCGCTATCTTCACTTTTAGACTATATGTATAACGATCCGTGTGGCAGATTTATATTGGAAAATCAAATAGGGCAAACTAGTTTGCTATCTAAATTATCACGATAAATATAATCATGGTAGCTTTATCCACAAGAACATTTAGAGATTTAGACTTAAATTTCACGCGACATCCTGCAACAAATGATGTCGCGACACGCATTGGTGATCAAGCAATAATTAGATCATTGCGAAATCTTGTCAATATGGCCAACTATGATAAACCATTTCATCCTGAAGTTGGTGGTGTAATTCGTCAATTATTGTTTGAAAATGTTAATGCTATGACGGCTCAAAATATTAAAACTGCCGTCAAAGATGTAATAAACAACTTTGAGCCTCGAGTTTCTCTTATCGATGTGGTTGTACAAGCCCAAGAAGATATGAATAGATATGATGTTTCTATATCATTTTACATAGTCAATCAAGCAACTCCAACAACAATAAACGTATTTTTGGAAAGAGTAAGATAATATGGCAGCATCTAATACTGTTTTTAGAATTGCGGAACTCGACTTTGATACGATCAAAGGCAATCTAAGAGATTATCTGCGTAGTCAAAATCAATTTACAGATTATGACTTTGAAGGTTCTGGATTAAATATTCTTCTTGATGTTCTGGCATACAACACTCACTATATGGCATATTATCTAAACATGGTAGGAAACGAAATGTTTCTTGATAGTGCGCTATTAAGAAATTCTGTCGTGTCGCACGCCAAGCATTTGAATTATGTTCCAACTTCTATGGTAGGCTCGCGCGCAGAAGTAAATATCGTTGTTGAAGATACTACTCCGACCAGCGGCTATTCAACGATAACTCTACCTGCATACTCACAATTTGAATCAGAACAGATAGATGGAACCAACTATACGTTTGTAAATTTGGAAGCTTATTCCGCATCCAAGAATGTTACGTCAAACACATACACCTTTAGCAATGTACGGATAACACAGGGTGAAAATATCTCATACAACGTTGGTGTAGATGTAACAAACACCAGAAGACGCTTTCTAATTCCGGAAGCAAACATTGATACATCAACATTGCTTGTAACTGTACAGAATTCAGATACAGATAGTACAAAATCAACTTATCTATTGGCCGATGATGTAACAACTCTAGATTCAAATTCAAAAGTATATTTCTTGGAAGAATCAGATGCTAATAGATATACTCTTTATTTTGGTGATGGTTATATCGGCAAAAATTTGGATGACGGAAATATTGTTCAGCTAAGGTATTTGTCAACAAGCGGGGATGTATCAAACAAGGCAAATTCATTCACTCTTACGACATCGATTTTGAATTTCTCAAACGTTGTGGTCAATTCAATTTCTGCAGCTGCTGGCGGAGCACAAAGAGATACTATTGATAGAATAAAGTTTTTGGCTCCTAAATTCTATACCGCGCAAAACAGAGCAGTCACAAAAGATGACTATGGAACATTGCTTCTTAAAGATTATCCAAACATAGAAACAATTTCTGTGTGGGGTGGAGAAGAAAATGATCCTGTAGTTTATGGAAAAATATTCATTTCAATGAAGCCAAAGTCTGGTTATGTGATTACAAATATTGAAAAAGATAGAATTATTAACGAATTAGTTGCAAATAGAAATGTATTGACAGTTACTGCAGAAATTGTTGATCCAGAATATCTTTATCTAAAATTAGAAATAAAAGTAAACTATGATTCAAATCAGACAACAAATGATGAAAATCAATTAAAAAATATTGTGACAAATACGATAACGACTTATAATGATACTGATTTAGAAAAATTTAATTCTACATATCGTTCGTCAAAATTACAAAACTTGATAACTCTTTCAGAAAATTCATTTTTAGGAACTGACGTTTCAACTATTGTTCAAAAAAGATTCCAGCCATCCACTACTCAACAAAAAAACTATGAAATAAATTTCAACGTTCCTTTGAGTCGCGGACTTTATAGTGAAAAACTTTATTCTTATCCAACCTTTAAGATTTATGATGGATTTGGTGTCGAAAGAGATGCTCTTATAGAAGAGACACCCCTATCTTTTACAGGCGTCGACAGTGTTTCAGTAACAAATTCTGGATCTGGATATTCAGACAGTCCCACAGTCACAATAACTGGCGATGGTGCGGGGGCTACAGGAAAAGCAGTCGTTGTAAACGGTAAAATAATTTCAGTAGAAATTATTAATAAAGGATCCGATTATTCTGGAGCAACAATCGCGATTACTGATTCTACAGGTTCTGGGGCCGTAGCAATACCTATTCTTTCAGAGGAAGTAGGAACTCTTAGAGCCTACTACATTGCTTCAACAACTGGAGAAAAAGTGATATTGAATAGTAATTTTGGCGATATAAATTACAGAACAGGTAGAATAAACATATACAATTTTAAACCAATTTCAATTGCAACTAATCCTAATTATGATTTGGGCATTTTAACTTTAAATGCCTATCCTCTTCAAAAAACATTGCAACCGTTGAGAAATAGACTACTTTCAATTGATTCTGAAGATTCAACAGCAATCCAGATTGTCATGGAGAATGAAATCGAATGACAACAAACAACAAGATTTCTACTGTTGTAAGTAGTCAATTACCCGAATTTGTTCGTTCAGATCATCCCACTTTCATAGCATTTGTGAAAGCATATTATGAATATCTTGAACAGTCAAATACTGTTTTATCGTATGGAAAAACAGTTGAAAGAGCAAAAAATCTTACAAAATATTTTGATACAGATAAAATTACAGATACTGGATTAACTGAATTTAATGATCATTTATACAATGAATTTTTAACTCTAATACCAAAAGAAGTATCTTCTGATAAATCAAAATTACTAAAAAATATAAAAGATTTTTATAGAGCTAAAGGTACTGAAAAATCATATAATTTTTTCTTTAGATTATTATTCAACGAAGATCCAGAATTATATTATCCAAAAAATGATATTCTAATAGCATCTTCTGGAAAATGGCTTGTTGAGCAATCCATTCGTTTGTCTAATATTGAAATAAATGAAATTGTAGACGATTCTATTATTAATTTAAAAAAGTTTGAAAGCACGAAAGTAGTTGGAAACACATCACAAGCATCAGCTTTTGTTGAAAGAATTTTTGTTTCATATGAAAGCGGAACGAAAATAAATGAATTTTTCATTTCTAATAAAAATGGCGATTTTATTTCAGGAGAACAAGTTTTCATAAAAAATGCTAATAATGAAACGCTATCGGCAGATATTCTAAGTGGATTTATTTCAAGTGTAGCACTAACAAATGGTGGTTCAGGCTATACAATAGGAACTTCAATACCAGTTGTGGGTGGTGGTGGTTCTGGTGGTTCCGTAATTATATCTGATGTTTCTTCAGGAAATATTTCAAATGTTTCGGTTATATCTGGTGGTGCAGGATTTAGAGTCTCAGATTTTATTTTGTTTTCGGGCGGCGGCGGCGCAGGAGCAAATGCAAATGTAATTCAAGTTCTTACTGATAATAGTGTTCATCCAAATACTTACAATATAAATTCTGATGTTATAAACACTTATAATTTGACTACAATTGGTGCTTATAGCAATTCTTCTGGTGGAAATGCAAATACTGCTCTAGTTAATACGTTGACTTTTTTTGCTTATTCAAATACCGGTCCTGTAGTGGCTATTAGAGTTTCTAGTGGAGGAAATAATTATACGTCATTACCGACAGCATCCATAGAAGCAAATACAAGAATAAAAAATCTAGGTATTATTGGTAGATTAAAGATCAATGACGGCGGAACCGGCTATTCGAATGGGGCAACATTAATATTTACGAATATTCCTGGTGGGTTTGGATATGGTGCAAATGGAAATGTAGTAACAAATGCTACAGGAACAATTATCGGTACAAATTTGACTCTTTTAGGTCCTGGTCATTTGATAGGTGGTGCTGGATATAGCATGACACATCTTCCAAATGTATCAATTAGCGGATCTGGCTCGGGTGCTAATATAGTTGTTTCTGCACTTCTTGGATTTGGCGATGAACTTACTTCTAATACAGGATCTATCGGAGTAATTGAAGAATTAACAATTACAAATAGAGGGGTGGGTTATGTTACTCCGCCAACTCTTGATTTTACAAATAGCGGTGATGGTCTTGCAACAGCAAATGTTACACTAACGGTAGGAACATATACTTATCCGGGAAGATTTAAAGACGATACGGGATTGTTGAGTAGTTCAAACTATCTTGAAAATAGAGATTATTATCAGAATTTTAGTTATGTTATAAAAGTAAAAAGAGCGTTGAATGAATATAAGCAATATGCGTTGAATTATATTCATCCTGCAGGATTGAAGCTATTTGGTGAATATCTTTATATTTCAGAACCAGTAGTTGATGATACAATAAATGTTGGCTTATCTAACACAAGCAGTTATATTCCTTACGTCACAAATTCAATTGATTTTAATGGTTCAAATTCCATTTTGTATAAAACTGAAGCATTGGGAAATACATCAAATGGTTCAACCGGAACAATAAGCTTTTGGTTTAGACCAACTAGTTTTGCAAATGACCAAACAATATTTTCTATTTCAAATAACTCCAATTCACAGACATCACAACGATTCTCTGTATCGTTGACAAAAAGAGCAAATACATTATTAGGAAAAATTGCCGATCTTGTTGTTATCTCTGGTGGTGCCGGATTTAGAAAATTTCCAAATGATACGATAGTCATATCTGGAACAGGAACTTCTGCAAATGCAACAATTGTGCAAGTTCTAGATGATGGAAGTGTTCATCCAAATACTTACAATATAAATTCTGATGTTATAAACACTTATAATTTGACTGCAATTGGTGCTTATAGCAATTCTTCTGGTGGAAATGCAAATACTGCTCTAGTTAATACGTTGACTTTTTTTGCTTATTCAAATACCGGTCCTGTAGTAGCTATTAGAGTTTCTAGTGGAGGAAATAACTATACATCATTACCGACAGCATCCATAGATGCAAATA